ATGTTAGATTGCCATAAATCATGTTTTTGTTGTAGTTCTTCTCTATTCATTAACTCCACCTCTTTTGAGCAGTTGGGTTAAAATTCCTTTTTATAGGAAAATTAAATTCTATTAAATAACCTAAAGCATCATTCATGTGGTCAAACCCACTATCTTTATCAGGTATGTGTGTTCCCTCTTTGTATATCTGTCTTTCTATGCTTTTTATAACATTTTTGCAACTACCTAGAATATACAAATTATTTTTTCCAGCAACATTTTTTAATTTTGCATTTACAGAGTTTATTCTATCTCTAACCAAAGGTGCAGTATTTCTACATTTAACTTCAAAGCCAAAATTTTTTAAAATAGCTAAATCCGTTAAACCACCAGCAGAAGTTTTTCTTTGTCTTGCACTTGGGTCAGGATAAACCACTATTTTTTTTCCCTTATATCTGTTGTTTATTTCTTCACACATTTCATTAGTATTAGATGAATATATTTGTATCTCGTCAATTACTATCACCTTTTGATTTTCAATTACTGATACGACTGCACACATTGGGTCAACATTGAAGTCCAAACCTATATGTAAAACTAAACTATCCCTATTATACTTATCAATTATATTTTTATCTCTACTAAAATTATAATATATCATACCAGAATAATTAACAAATGTCGCTTCATATTCTTGTTGAAATGTCCTAATATCTAAATCTTGTTTTGCTTGTTCTATTTCTGCATCAGGAACTTGCCCACCCTCTAAAGTAGTATATTTAAAACTTTCCCATTCTTTGTTTGTTTCTCGCATTTTAAATAGTTCGTAAGACCAATTTCCAAAACCTCTTGGACTACCACAAAATAAAGCATGACCATTTGTATCAGATAATGTTGGTCTTAATACTTCATACCAAGCATTTTTATCTACATCTGAAAATTCATCTATAACTAAAAAGTTTAATCCCACACCTCTTAATGAGTTTTCATTATCGCTTCCTCTTAATGTAATTGTGGAATTATTTCTTAATGTAATCGTTAAATCACTATGATTTATGCTTTTTACCCATTTATGTTTAATTAATTTTTCTTTTAATTCAGTCCAGCAGATGCTTTTTGCTTGTCTATAAGTCGGTGCAACATACCAAACCTTTTTATTTGGTTGACTAGAAAATTTTGCTATTTCATTGATTGCCAGATAAGTTTTTCCAAATCTTCTACCAGTAACTAAAACCCTGAACCTTGCACCTGAATTTATGACAGTAGTTTGTGGCTGGGTTAATGGCATTAATCATTAGACCAAATTAAAGGTTCTTCTAACTGGTTCTCTTCTAGTCGGTCTTGTTGCCCTAGCATATTCTTTCCTAGAAAGATTAACATTGTAACATTACCATTTTCACAAGCCCTCCATTGAAGTTGTCTTAACCTCATTTTTTGCTCTGCTCTTCCTTTTGTCAGAAATTCCGAATAACTCTTTTCTAAAAGGTCAGGAGAACAACCAAAAAAATCTGCCATTTCTATATTGGTACAACCTAATTTTGCTAAATTTGTTAATTGTTTTGTATCAATATTATACTTTTTTGGTCTTGCCATTCCTATTTTACCCTTTTGTTTAGGTATTTTATATGTAACAAAATTTTATAAAAAAATCTAATTTATTTTGGAGCGAGTAGATAGGTGTTGCACCTTCGCTGTTATGATTGGTCATCATTCATCGCCTGCTTTACTCGCTTTGGGTATGGTTTTGACAATTTCAAAATATCATTTTTAATATTTTTGTCTAGTGGCATAAAATATTTATGTTTTCCTTTTACTTTTACTGCATAAGCTAAAGGGTCATCTAATTTTGCTCTTTCTATTATACTTAATCCTTTAAAACGAAATTCTCTTTTATTATCTAAATCAAAAGCTGTTAAACCTAAATTTCTAGGGTGAGTAAGTTTCCCATTAATCATGTAAAATGTAGGATTACCTCCTTGCCCTACATATATCCAGTTTCCTGCTTGATAAATTCCTCCATGATGCCCTTGATTTGCATCTGAATATGAAACAACTAATTTCATTTTTGGATTTAATTTTTTAAGTATTTTCAATGCAATAGAAACAATTTTAGAAACTGGAGTTTCATGTTTATATAATGCTATCCTATTTAATTCACATACCTCTGTTTGTTTTAAATTTATAAAGCTTCCTAAATGACCACAAGCACCTCTGCCAAAAATAACAACGCCAATAAATTTACTATTTTCGTAAACACCAATTTTTACTAATTTTCCAATAGGCATACATTTAGAATAATGCCAATTTAAACAAGCATATTTAGCAGATTGGTGTGTTGCCCCAGTTAATTTTAAATCTACATTAGGCATAAATTCGTCTATCAAATTCTTTTTTACAATGTGGACAAGTTATCATTTGTGGTTCTAATTCATCTAATTGCCCTTGTTCTTCTAAACTTGCTTCATCAAATTCTTCTGGATTAACTAATAAATTATTTAGCTCTTGCTCATTAAAACCTAGTTGAGTTAAATCAAAGTCATCTTCTTGTAAAATACCTATTTCCATGTTTAAAAATTCAAAATCCCATTCACTATCTTCATTTAACCTATTATCAGCAATTCTATAAGCTTTTGATTTAGTTTCAGATAAATCAGCTATTGCAACTGGGACTTTTTTTAAACCTAGTTTTTTTGCTCCTAATAACCTAGTATGACCCACTATTACAACCATTTTTTTATCTACAACAATAGGTTGTTGAAACCCATATTCATTAATAGAACTAGCAACTTTATCTACTGCTTGATTTTTTCTGGGGTTATTATGATAGGGTATAACCTTATTAATATCTATGTTTTTAACTTTCATTTTTTTCTCCAATTTTTTTTCCAGTATCAACTATAAAATTATGTGCTAATTCATCTAAAAATCTTGATAAATGGTAGTCTGTATCATTTACTGGCTGATTCATAATATCATGCAACCTTTGGTAAACATATTTTGTTGAAACCATACTGTCTCCCCAACCTTGAGTTTTAACTTTCATTATACCCAACCTTTCATGTCTAAATATATTTCAGCTTCTTCTCTTGTAAACTCGCCCTCTTTTATCGCCCTTTGAACATCTGCTGGGTTTGCTCTTGCAGTTGTCGTAATAAAACTCTTTAAAGTTTTACTTTCTATAACTTCCTTAAACCCTTTTAATCTTAAATGGTACATATCAACCCTTTCTGTATTATTAGATGGTTCTTCATCTTCATATTTTCTGGCTGATAACCAGAAAGCTGGTTGTTTAGCAAATTTTTTATCTTCTACTGTATTAAAATATTTATTATACATATTTGCTAACTCTACTGCTTTGTATTTCCATTCTATATCTAAATTATTAAAGTTTTTTTCAGCTATTCCCTTGCTAACCTTATTTTTAACCTTTTCCCAAAATAAAGGGAAATTACTCTTTTCTTTGGTTTTAGGTTTAATGGTAGTGGTAGGGGTAGGGGTAGGGGGGTTTTGGCTAGGTTCTAGTCTAGGTTTTTTTGGTCTACCCCCAAGCTTTCCATTTAGCTTTGATGCTTCTATTCTTTTGTTAATAAAAAGATATTCTTGTAATTGTCTTTCATTTTGAAAATGGTTATTAACCTGAACAAAAAACTGTTTAATAATTTCATCACATGACTTTTTTTCTGTATCAGTAATGCAATTTGCTATTCTATACTGTGTCATGCTATCGCATGGTATGCCACGACACCTTTTGTTCCAGTTCCAACAAAGTAACCGAATATAAACACCAATTTCCTCGTTTGTTAAATGTTGAGTTCCAGCAACAAAATCTTCTGTAAATAAATACCATGCTTTTAATTTTTCTTTTGGTTTTGAATTTTCATCTATAAACATTATTAACTCCAATTTAATTTAGTTTATATTAACCCCTCTAAGCATAAACCTAAAGGGGTTTTTTGGTTTAATACCCCCAAACTTCTTTTCTTGCAGTAAAAACTGCTTCGTCTTTCCATATCCAATCGTCAGGATTAGGAATAAGGGCATTTCTTACATCATCTAAAGTATCAACTTTTTCCATAAAGTTTTTCATTACTTCAATAATGTGTTCGCAAATTTTCATGGGTCTTTTATAATCAGCTAAACCAAATTCATAAAACTCTGA